TTAAATATGTACGCTCTTGAGGACTTAATGTGATTTCTTCAGTGACAATATCAAACGTATCGAGTGTTAAATCGTATGATGAATTTGTAAAAAACGTTTTCGGTCTAAATTTAATTTCAAATTCTATCTTCTGTTTGTGCATTGCACACGTTGGAAAGTATGGTCTATTTGGGGAATTTGAATCATATTCGTCGCCTTCGTATTTGCGAGAAAAGAATAATGGAATGGGAACCATCAATGTTGATTTAAACCTGGATATCTCGCTATCATTTACGTGTGAGACGTTATCTGATTGATTTCTGTTCAACATATACCGTTTGGTGCGCTTTTCCGATGCGTCGAGATACATTTCATCGTAAATTATACCCCAATCGTCGTAGTATTTGTCTACCTCAATCTCATCTACACGCATAGAGACACTTTCAATAACATGACGACCAACTTGATCAGCTACATTAGAGTTGGATTCGACGGCTGGCATTGTCATGTGTATGTACATATTCGATAACAAATCTCCCATATTTTGGGGGTTTAATGTAACCTTGATAGTTTCACCTAAAGGCCACGTAGCGGAGCTAGAGGATGGTTTAGAGATGGTAACGCTTTTATGAAATTTTGTAAAGTTTGAATGCTGCTTCGCTTCATATTTAAAGAGGGAATGTTCGAGGTCGGTTTTCAATAGGTACGTATCCTGTTGACCTATCGCATTCAGGGATAATACTGCACCTTGATCCGGACCTTGTAATCCCATACTTATCTATTGTCTATATATTTTTAATATCATTTTCCCACATTGAAAGAGGTGCTGTAGATGTTGTCAATTGAAGTTCATCTCTTAACTGTTTCACTTCCTTGAGTAACGCTGCTACGCGTTCTTCTGTATATTCTACTGTCTTGGTGTTTAACAAATAGTCGTAACTTCCCTCAACTGTTGGAAACGTGTGCGACAATTCTACTTCAAGATCTCGTTTCTTACGTTTGAACACTATTAACGCTCCACTGATAACCATCGTGACGAATTTCGCCCGGTGGTTATACGTGTCAACCTTTATCTGAAGAACATTAATCAGGTGAGCCTTACGCTTGATATAGTACTCGTGGCGAAGTTTGATGAAATCCATTAGGATCATTTCAGCACTCTCGTATTTATGAATTCCCTTCGTTGGGTGGAACAAGTGCATGTTCGACGTTCGAACTGTTTTGTGTAGCTTTAGATCCTTGATGATATCTTTACCACAATAGTTCTGTATGACGAAATCAACATCTTCCGTTGTACTGTTGTTTGTATACGAGCCAATAATCTTCTTTTCGGTAAGCGTGTCGAGATGCTCCTTATAATCTTGTGTCCATCGCCCGGGTGGTAGCTCTGTCACCTTGATAGTCTGACCGATCACGTTCCACACCCCTTCCGTGACCCATGTTTCATTTTCATAAAACACACGACCTTTAAATCCTCTAAACCATGGTTTCATTCTCTGAATTCCCTTACCAGTGATGAAATTAAGTATATTAGCTGAGATATCTTTGGGGTTAAATGGGGGTACGTAACAGCTAAACCCTGTGCCGATACCTTCCGTGCCGTTCACGAGAACCATTGGTAATGCAGGCATGTAGAATTCAGGTTCAATTGAACGACCATCATCATCCAAATAATTGAGTATAGGGTCATCTTTGGGATCGAAAATCTTTCGAGCAGCACTTGTCAACCGTGTGAAGATATACCTTGTTTGAGATGCATCTTTACCACCCATAAGCCTAGTTCCAAACTGACCACACGGTTCGAGAAGGTTGATATTATTTGACCCGGTGTAATCGTTTGCCAGTTTGACAATAGTTTCAGCGAGAGATACTTCACCGTGATGATACGAACTCTTTTCTGCCACGTACGCAGCCAACTGTGCAACCTTCATCTCATCGCGTAAATTCTTTTGGAAGCATGAATACATCACCTTACGCTGTGAAGGTTTGAGACCGTCTGCTACGTGTGCGATGGATCGTTTCAAATCTGCGAGACTGAAATTGACAAGATCCTTGTGTACGAAGTCCGTAATAGACAAACGTTTGACATGACCGTACGGTACTTCAAGCTCGCGTGCATCCTTTGCTGTACTTTCGAGTAGCCACACCTTTCTATCATCTGCCCTCTTCTTATCGAATGCGAGTATGATTGATTTATCTGTCATGACATCCACGTCAAACTTTACCGTGAGATCTTGTATTTTTTTGAAATACTCGCGAGCCTCTGCAGATGTAGATGTACCGAGACCCTTGTAATACTTGATGCGCCACCCCTGCTTCCCGTCTCCGTACCAGGTTCGAAAAGCTGAGTCGGTGTAGAACGATTTAGTCTCAGAACCCTTTATTGCCTTGATGATAGGTGTCACCATACTCACGACAAAGTTCAATTTTAATAGGCTCGGCCAAAAGTAATGGATCATGTTGAGAATAAGACCCTTGATGTGACTTCCGTCGTTATCTGCATCTGTCATGATCATGAGACGTCCATATCGAAGTTCAGAAACATCTGTATACTCTTTGCCTTGTTGAAGTCCTAAGATCTTCTTGAGATCGTTGAACTCTTGGTTTGATGTGAGTTGTGAGACTGAAACATCACGTACATTCTTACACTTACCACGGAGAGGGAATACACCATAATGGTCACGACCAACTACGGAGAGACCCGCAACTGCGAGGGTCTTTGCCGAGTCACCCTCTGTTACGATGAGAGTGCACTTACCCGAATGTGCAGTCCCAGCTTTATTCGCATCATCCAATTTAGGGATACCTGTAATCTTAGATTTACGTGCACCATCGGTCTTCTTGAGTTCTTTCATTTCCTTGAACCGTGAAAGGGCTGTGAGTTCGTCGGCGATACCAGTCTTGAGAGCATTCTTCACGAATGTCTTGGGTAATTCAAATCTACTTCCAAAGTGTTGCGATTTGGTTGTACACTCCGACTTAACTTGACTAGAGAAGTTCGGGTTCTCTAGTGTTGCCTTTACAAAAATTGTAAAAGCATTCTTAACTTGTTGTGGTTTGAGTTTTATTTTTTTTGCCATATCTTCAATAATACCATTTGCGATAATCGTCGTGACGTGATCAACGTGTGTACCACCACGTGAGGTACAGAGACCGTTTACGAATGATACTTGTTCCATTCCATTTTCCGAAGGGCCGATACACACTGACCAGCGATCACTTGTCATGGAGTGGACATTCTCTACACCGTCGTGCATTTTCGCATACGCTTCGAAGTTTTGTTTTGGTAACGTCTCACCGTTATACTTGACCTTACAGTTCGGTGAGGTGCATATGTTTGCATCCCATACTCTTTTTTCGATAATTTTAACAATACCCAGATCCATTTGTTTCATACCAAAACGCTTCCAGTCAGGTCGGAATGAAACGGATACGGATGAAGTTGCACCGTTGAATTTTTTAATTTTGGGGGGGTAGCATGTTGTCATGTTATCCAACCATTCCTGTGTATATTCTTGTTTTGTTTCAGAGTCTTTGATGATGACAGAGAACCACGTGGAATAAATGTTTGCGAGTTTAGCACCGTACCCATTACGACCACCGACTACACGTTTTTGTGTGTCATCATAATTGGTACTCGTGAGAAGATGTCCGAAAACGAGTTCGGGGTTCCATATACCTTCTTTGACATTCTCACGGATACTGATACCCCCGAGTGGTCCGTTGTTGTCCACGGTAATCATACCATGTTCCATATCCGTCTTGATTGAAATTAACGAAACATGTTTGGGGTGCATAGAGTTTCGGTCGATGGCGTTGACGAGAATTTCATCAAAGATTTTCAAGAGTGCCGGGGAATATTGGACGGCAGCCTTCGCAAAAGTATCTCCATCTAGAATCCAATACGGTTCACGTACGAGATCGACGGGGCCGACATACGAGTCGGGTCTTTTGAGAACGTGTTCTATATGGGTGAGTTTTTGTACGTTTTCCATATTTACTTGACTTTATTACATCTCAAAGCTCTAACTTAAGT